TCCTTCCTCGTTTGTGGTTCGGAAAAGTAATAGAGGCATTTTCACCGTCCAGTGGATTATTCAAAATGAATTCGAGTGAATGCCTTCTCGATCGAAATACGTAATCATCTTCTTGAAACGTCACAGTAAAGCCGTCGCTCATCTCAGCACAAAGTGACCTTAATGTCGAGCTGCTTGAATGAATTTTTGTTGTCAGGAAATTTAATCTTATACCGTTATGATCAGTCAACACACCTAGGTGTGGAATAATAAATAGTACATATGATGCATCTGAACACTTCACGGTTAGTCGCAATTTACTACGATCACGCAAATCCATTTGCGTAAGTGTCAACGGTAAATATATTGGAGGCACTATTGTGCTTAAGTATTCTTCCATATCGTGAAGACCCTCTTCGTAAATTTTACTGATGTCAATTAAATACTGCAAAGCCATGGTTCCGTCCGAAGATTGGAATGTTTTCTTCACATCTTCAATATTCTTGTATTTCGCTGATCGTTTTGAAAATTTATCTGCAATGTCAAGAGTATCATATCCATTTTCAAGTCCGCATGTATTTAAAGCCCACAAGACATTTCGCCATAAATCATATTTTTCACTGTGCCTCGATTCCAAGTCCATTACTAGCCTTTCCAGAGATTTTTTATTGTAGGATATATTCCCAGGATTTTCATTTGTCTTCATTTTCTTTGATGGTGGCTCACTGTTTGATTCATTAATATCAATCAATGACTCAGAAGTTTCGGGAACTTGCACCGAATTCATATATACCATGGCTGGGCAATGTTGAATCTTGTCAAGATGATTGTTTAAACTGTACAATTTGTGTACTTCAGTGATCAAATGCGAATTGTTTTCCGCAAATTTTCGATCAAGTCTTGAGTTGAAGAGTCGTTTGCATGCTTGGCGCGTACTTTGTAAGCGCATGTCATGTTCTTTCTTCTTTACTTGTAATTCTTCAATTTCTTTTTTTTGTGACATATTTAACTTTTTCAACTTATTTATAGTTATGGTTTTTTCTTTGTTACTGATTAATATTTTTTTCTTCTGCTTACAGATCTCTTCGTATTTTTTTATTTTTAATTTTAATTTGGCATTTTTATTTTGTAGGTTAATGCACAGTCTCTGCGTTGATTCGCGTTCGTCTTGCAAATCGGTTATAGTTTGTTTAGCCTTTTCTAGCTTCGATATGAGCTGTTTTCGTGTTTCATTTGCATTGGCCACGCGCTGTCTGGTTGAGACGGCACAATTGCCGCGTCGAGTATTTGGTAACTTATCCTGGCTCACCGTTTTCTCTCGTAACTCTTTCACGTGACGATCAACTATACGCTTTTTCAGATTATACATCTCTGTTGTTGACTAATTTGAATTATTAACAATTGTAATTGTACACCAAATCACAGCGAGAGAATTTCGCGCTAAGGCGTGTGGACGGGAGCGCTACAGTATGCCTACTGGCCGGGACGCGACGTCATTGAGTCGATAACACCACGACTGCGCAGTAATCTCGTTCTAAAAATAAACATGCGTCATGCTGACGTGACTCGTAGAAGCGGACGCTGCTTAGTGATACCAGTTTGAACACGATATCGAAGCCAAATGAATAAATGCAAGTGTGGCAGGCATGGCAACCACATTCAATCCTGCATGGTCTTATTATTATACTCAATATTCATATAGCCTTTAATGGCTATACCTTTAGCAATACATTCCTAGCTCTTTAGCTAGCATTATATCTTATATTTACTTCTTTAAGATATATAAACTTATTTAAAGAGTTACTTATATAATACCACAGCCACAAGAAAGGAATAATATAAAGCTAAGGAAAGTAAATATAGAATTGGCAGCCAGAACCGCCACACCATGAGCTTAGGCATTTTCCATTGAACTACGAAATAAACAAATGCTCATTGAATTCGTTTGGTCAGGCCAAATTCAAAAGGTTGGATCCTAAAGGTTCAATCTTAAGCAGTTATTTTTTACAATCCCATTGCAGTTTAGCTGTTAAGCAGCCACAATAGTCATATGAATATGAACAAACAGCAAGAAATAGTCAGTACAATGAGGATATAATATATTTAAACTGCGAAAAAAAATTCATGTCACACTATTTATTTATTAATAATCAGCACATCACGATTTCAATACAAGACATTTAGGAAATTATTTTATTCTTCAACGGCATTGTCAAGTGTTGCATTCATAATTACAGATCTAGTTTCTACACGTTTTCTTTTGTCGTCCGGGTGCATATGCCTACTTTTGTACTTACATTCATTTTTTATTGCCCACTCTTTCATAGCTATCTGCAACCTCTGCATTTCACGTGGATCCATGTATTTTTCCGGTTTCTTAATTCGAATCATAATCTCCGTTGCCGATACAAATTCATTCTCATTTTGGCTCTTACATAGGTGTAAGTTCATCCAATCAGTATAATCAAAAAACATATCACATACACGTTTTTTCCAAGCCTTCATAGAATCAGGTATCGTTGAGATAGGCTTGTTGTAGTATTCTGTTAACAAATCTAATGTAGCAGATCTCCATTCGTGGAATGGAAGCTTTGATGAATCATTGGCAATAAGAATGTTTGTCATTTTATTTTTGCTTCTTCTCATTTCCTGGAATTCTTCTTGGGTCACGAAACGCGAACGTAACGGGCAAACAACCATCTTTTTAAGAAAGTTTTCGTCGGTTTTATCGAATTTAGGCATGTTCTTTTCATTAGCAATTACTACTAAGCCTGCCTGTACAACAAATTCGAATTGAGTCCGGAAAAACTTGTTGATATGTTTCATGTAATAATTGCAATCACCTGTGATGGCTTTAATGAACCCACAATTCAAAGTATCAGTTTTTTGTAATCCATCAGCCAACAGAAGTCTTTTTTCATTAAAACCGTATAATCCTCCAGCAAATTCATTATTCTCACGTGTTCCTCCAGCTCTAACAATTGTGGAATTGGAAAGATAGTAACTACCAAATACGGCCTTTAATAATTTTGCTAGAGTTTTTTTGCCAGTTTTGCCTTCATGTTCATCAGTTAATATTAGAAAAGGTTCATCCATTCTCCTTCCATTCAAAAATCGGGCAATAAATGACAGGAACCAATCTCTTTCGCTTTGTTCCGGAAACAATGTATTAAAATATGACTGAACCGGCTCTTTATATTTTGCTGCTAGTTCTGAGTTATATGACCATCCACATGTTGTTTTTGCCAAATCCTCTATCTCTATGTGCCTAATAATAGGCGGTATGCTAGACGTATCTATAGTTTTGTTATCCGTTATGAATAAATGTAACTTTGAATTCAAACGATTGGCAAAATTTGTAATTTCGACTCCACCCAAAATAATATTTCGTATATTGGCGATAGCGTTTTTTGTGTTCATGTGTTTCAGCTCGGCTTTAGTTAGTTTTATTTCTGCTATTTCAGTTAAATAGGTTCGCAAATGGAAGTCGAACTTCTTCTCGCCAATTATTTCCCACACGTTTGTTTTTGGGTCACAACAGGAAATTGTATTTCCTGAATAGCAATATCGGGTCTTGATATTAGGTTTCGCAGCATAGAGCGCCTGTACCAACTTGATGTCATCTCTAGTTGCATCGGAGTTTTTGTTATTAAAATAGACAATACAATTATCATCTTTAGCAAATATTTTTCCAGACTTAATGGACAATAATTTCATTGTTTCTTTTCGCAAAGCCTTATGAATGCGTTGTAAGTCACAAGTTT